CCTACTGCTACAGATAAGGGATATATAGATGCAGATAATGATTTTCTAGTAGGTAGTAGTGGTGGATTTCTTATGAATTATAGTTTTAAGATTGTTAATTCAGAAAAGTTCAATGAAGTTGCTAGATACTATGAAGAACACGATGTATATACTAAACATGCTAAAGGTACACTTCAACATAAGAAGTTTATAGCTAGAGAGGAGAATCGAAGACTTTACGGATATACAGCTAATTGTAAATTACTTCTTAAAGATGAAGTTGATTATCTTAAAGCGTCTGATGAAGATAAACATAAATACCTTAAACCTTTAAGGATTACAGGAGATATGTATAACTTTCTAAACTATACAGTTATACAGCGAGTAGATGTAAATTCTATACAAGTAGGTATAGGAGCTACAGCTACTAAATCTCAAGGTTTTCCTAGATTGTTTATGAGTCAATATTGGTTATCTAAAGTTATTAATTTTTGTATTAATAATGGATTTAATTTAGTTATAGGTAAATCACGTAGAGCTGGATTTAGTTTCTTTCAATCTAGTAGAGCTGCTAATAAGATTAATTTAATACCTAAAGTTAAATGGATACTATCGGCATTTGATAAGAAATATCTTACTAAAGATGGTGGATTATCGACTATGGTTAGAGATAATCTAAATCATTATGAAGAACATACACCATTTAATAGAAATACTAAAGGTAAAGGATTAGTACTAAAAGATCTAGAAGAATTAAAAGTTGGATATAAAGATAAAAGTGGTACACATAAAGGTTATGGAGGTACAGTATTTTCTGTAAGTTTTGGTCCAGCTAATCCAGATGCTGCTATTGGTAAAGATGCTATAGAAGTAGATATTGAAGAGCTTACTAATGCACCTAATCTTAATGAGTTTATTAATGTAACTAATCCTACAACTAAAGCAGGTTCATTAAAAACAGGTATTATTGTAGGTTGGGGAACTACTGGTAGTAGAGAGGGTAGTTGGCAGAAATTTAGAGATTGGTTTTATAATCCATCTATGCACGAAGCAATGGAATTTGAAAATATATGGGATGTAGATAGTCGTCATAATACTTGCGGATATTTTAAACCATATTGGGAATCTCTGGAAGGTTGTAATAGTGCAGGAGTATATGCTATGGATAAGGATGGTAATAGTAATTATCCTGTAGCTATAACTATATCGGATGAAGAGCGAGTAAAGGTTCAAGGAGAAAAGAGTGAAGGAGACTTTATAGTATATTGTGGACAGTATGCTAATACACCTAGTGAAGCATTTTTTACATCTACAGTTAGTATGTTTTCATCAGCAGGTTTAATAGCTCATGCTCAAAGACTAGCTGCAGATCCTGATTTAAAGTTTCATATAGACGGTATGCCTATAATTGAAGATGGGGTAGTTGTATATAGAAGTAATGCTTGGTTAAAGGCTAATGGTCATACTATACATCCGTATTTAGAAAGTTGGTATAGACGAGATAAAGATGATGTTAGAGGATGTACTAGATTATGGTATCATCCATATAAAGATAGTGATGGTAATATACCTAAAGATTTATACTATGTAACATATGATACATTTGGTAAAGATAAGCTAACTAAAGATATAACTAAAGATAATTCGCTAGCTTGTATTCAAGTGTGGCAAAGAAGTAGTAGATATAACCCTATTAAATGCGATAGATTAGTAGCTACATATACGGGTAGACCTGAGAAGATGGAAGAGTCAGATAGGATATGTCTATATCTAGCTCAATACTACGGAGGGTGTAAAGAGATGATTCTACCAGAGGTTAATAGAGGTGAAGTTATAAGGAATTTTAAACTATGGAAACAATTACACTTAATAAGTAGAAGTCCTTTATATGCTTGGGATACTAAATTTAAAGAAGCTGATTCATCTAGCTATGGTATAGTTATAGGAGATGGAGATACAAAATCTAAAGGGTTACAGTATTTGAATGAGGAAATAAACGAAGTAATAGGTGTAGATTCAAATGGATTACCTGTGTATTTCTATCAATATATATACGATTTACCATATATAGAAGAACTATTAAAGTATAATTATAGTGATAATTTTGATAGAGTTTCAACTGGTATAGTACAGGCTTACTTTAGAAATTCCGATGTATTAAAAAGTAAAGATGTGAATAGTACAGATAAACATATAGATAAAAATAGTATTCATAATAGAGGTTGGTATGGGTAAGATATATAAAGGTACATTGAGTAAGCCGTCTTTCTTAGATCACAGAGTATCATGGAAGACTAAGCAAACTAAGAAATGGTATAAGCCTATCATAGATAATGTTATTAGTAATGCTGGTCAAGATATGGAAGCTATTAATAGACTATATGCTGCAGCTAATGGCACATTAACTAATGAAGATGCGTTTAAATATATGCTTAAACCATTTGGTAATAGTGCTAATGAAACACTTAAATCATTTAAGTTTCCTGGAGAGATACGAGAAGATAGTTTAATAACACCTATTATAGAAAAACTAGTAGGTGAATTTATACGTCAACTTACAGATGTAGTTGTTATATCAGCAGGAGATGATACAGATAATCAATTTAAAGCTGAACTAACTGAACTATTAACTAAGAATCTATCTAATGCTGTAGGTAACGAATTAAGTAATAGTGAAATGCCTATTCAAATGGAGGAATCTAAAGTAGATACTCAAAAAGAAGTAGATGCATTTATAGAAAATTGGACATCGGAAGGTGTTATAGTTAATCAAGAGGCTTTAGATTACATAAGATATTATACAGATTCAGACGCTATATACATTAAATGCTTTTATGATTGGATTGTTACTGGTAGGGCTATAACATATAGAACTATTATCCATGATGATCTAATTAAATCACATGTTCCAGCTAATGAATATTATCCTATAGATAATGGAGAAGAATTTGTATCTGACCATAATGCAGGTAGATGGCAAAGATATATGTCTATTGAGGATATTGTAGCTAGATACAGAGATGATATATCAGATGATGAAATGGCATATCTATTATCATTCTATGAGAATAAAGCCTCTAGTGGAACATTAACTGCTTCTTATGCAACTGTAGTAAATAGGACAGATGGATACTATTACAAAGGTGGATTTATAGAGAACTTCAAGAGTGGACAAACTGTTACAATGCACAGTAAGAATAATATGATACCTATAGAACTTGTTCATTTTACATCAGAACGTAAAGTGGGTACAGTTTATTATATGGACGCATTTGGTAACACTAATAGTAAATTAGTAGATGAAACATATAAATTAAATAAAGATGGTGGAGATATACGAATAGAATGGACTTATGTACCTGATAGATTAGAAGCTGTCAGAATAGGTAGTGAAGATATAGGGGTTTATATACCTCCTTATAGAGTTGAGGCTCAAAGATTTGAATTAAATAATATTCAATCTACTAAGTCTGGATTTAATGGTAAACTATCATTATTTAAAAATGCTTACGACCATTCTATTGTTAAGCGTGGATTACCATACGATACACTATATAAAATATATACTTTACAACTAGAAAGAATTATATCTAAAGAAGTAAACAATGGTAGAATAACAATTATACCTCAAAGTTTATTAACTAGTGATAGTATAAGTGAAGAGCAGAATATATATTATATGACTGCTGATGGTAGAGTATTTGTAGATGATACAGATCCAGGATTTATTAATAAAGTTAATGGATTTAAAGTAATTGATTCAGGATTAGGTAAGATTATTAAAGATATTCGTGATGTTAGAGCTAATGTTAAGTTAGATTTTTATGATGCAATAGGTTGGAATAGGCAACGTGATGGAGATATATATGCTAGTGATGGTAAAGGTAATACTGATCAAGCTATATATAGAAGTGCTTTATCTTCAATACTAATCTTTTGGATGTTCGATAAGTTCATGGAGAAGGATTACGAAGCAGATTTGGACTTTGCTAAGTTCGCATGGGACGAAGATGATAACGGCTATATAAAGAAAGGAGGGTATATAGTTAGTGATAGACGTGCTGAATATCTTAAATTAAGTGCTAAAGTATTTAGAAATTCATCTAGTAATATATTTGTACAAGATAGAGCTAAAGTAGAAGATCAAATTAAAGGTCTTAAAGAAATAGGATTTGCAGCTGCACAAAATGGACAACAAGGTATTGCAGCAGAAATAGTAACAACTACTAATCCTGATAAGATTAAAGAGTATATATCTAAGTCAGAGAAACTACAAGCTGAATATGCAGCTAATGCTCAAGAAGCTGAACAAGCTAGTAAGCAAGAAGCTATGGCATTTGATAGAGATAAAGAGCAAGCTAGGATAGCAAGTGATGAAAAGATTGCTAATATAAAGGCTGCTGTAGATAGAGAAAAGATTGCTAGTGCAGAACGTATTGCAGGTATTCGTTCAGCAGATGTTGATAAATCAAATGCGTCTAAGGAGCGTACAGGGACGCAAAACAATGAAACAAGTAAACAGATTGAGAGTATGAAACAAGCAAAACAAGCTAATAAGTAGGTGTACATACACTATAATATTATAACTAAAACAATAAGTAATGGAATTTGAATTAGATGCAAATAAGGTAAAAGATGAAGCAATAGATAACAAACCTATTGTTAATTCTAATGATACCAGCACTTCAAATACTGATAATGTAATTGATGATGCTAGTGGAACTGGTACAGTTGATGATCCAATGTTTGATGACAATGATAATCTTATAGATAAAGAAGGTAATGTCATTAAAACTAAAGAACAATTGGAACAAGAGATTGTTGATGATGAAGCAGGAGATGATGCTGAAAGGGTTGAGTTGGAAAGACTTGCTAGTGAAGGAAATGAAGAAGCTAAAGCCAAATTAGCAGAGTTAGATAAAGCTCCAACTGTAGCATTTGACTTTGATAGTCTTACAGAGGCTACAGGTTTTAAACCTACAGATGCTGATGGTAATAGCATATCATTTGATATGACACCTAAAGGTATAGCTGATTATGCTAACGAATTAGGTACTCATATAGCTAATATTAAAATGGGAGACCATGATAGTCATATGCTTCGTAAACATCCTGTATTAGAAGATGTAGTATATCATTTAGAAGCTAATGGTACTCTAGAAGGTTTTGATTTTAATGCTAACTATGCAAAGATAGATGTAGCTAAGTTGAGTGAGATTGAGAAAATAGATTTAGTTACTAGACATGAGTTATCTAAAGGTGAAAGTCCAGAAGAAGCTAAAGCTATGGCTATACTATTAAAGGATGCAGGTAAGTTAGATGTTAGAGCTAAAATAGCAGTTGATACACTGGCAGCTAATGATAGACAAGCTAAAGCAGCAACAATAGCTAAAGTTAATGAGAATAGAGCTGCTCATGAAGCTAAAGTTAAAAAGTATTGGGGAGATATAGATGAACTAGTTAATACTAGAAAGTCATTTAAAAATATTAATATACCTCCAATTATTAAAGTTAAATTAGATAACGGTGGTAGTGTAGATAAAACATCAGATGATTTTTATAAGTACCTAACTACCCCTGTACATCAAGATAAGAATGGTACACAATATAGTCAATGGAATATTGATGTTAATAATAGTAAAAAAGTTAAAACAGTAGAAGATGATCTATTAGAGGCTTATATGTTATTTACTAAATCTGACTTAACTTCAATCGTAAATGATAAAGCTAATACTAAACAAGCTAATGATTTTAGAAAGAAGTATGCTAAATACTTAGCAAATAAGAAAAGTAAATCTAGCAATGCTGCTACCCATAGTGTTAGAGGTGCAGTTAAAGCAAGTAATATTGTTATCGAAACTGGTAGTAATAGATAAAGTTTAATTAAACGTATAGTAAGATGAAAGAATTAACAACGGAAGTTTACAATAGCGACCAACACACAGACGAAAATAGTCTTTATAAAATGAGACTATCTCAACCTGATATGGATCATTCGCTAACCTACTTATGGGGAGGGGAACAGTTTTCACAACAGTTCACATTTCTAGCCATGACAGAAGGACAAGGTAGTATTGAAACATGTAATGATATTCAATACACTTGGAATGTAATGGGTGTAACTAGATATAGTGTTACAGTTAAAGCAGTAGTAGGAGCATCAGGTACAGGTTTAAACCATACAGCAGTTGAAGTATTATTTACTGACAATTGGGGTATTAAAGATTATGGTTTACTAGCACCAGATGGAGAAACTCAAGTACGAATAATGGAAGAGCCAGTTCGTATGGGTGCAGAATCTTGGAAATATAAACTTCAAGTAAAAGGTTCAGCCACAGACTTTATTGCAGCTAGCAATTTAGAAGCAGGAGCTGTTTGGGTTATGACTGCACCTAAAGTGCCAGAATCAGGATCTAGAGGTAATAGAAGTAATGTTCAAGGTCCAGGTAGCTTTACTAATCAGATTAGTTTCGGAAGATACTCTAAGATTATTGAAGGTAATATGGCTAATAAAGTTGTACCTATTCAATTTAAAGTTAAAGGTGGAGGTACAACTAATCTTTGGATGAATGAAGAAATGCGTCAATTTGAAGTAGTATTACGTACTATGGAGAATAACGACTTTTGGTTGAGTAAGTATAACAGAACTACCAATGGTGAGATCCCAATGAAATACTGGGAGAATGGTAAACCTATTCCTGAAGGAGCTGGAGTTAGAGAAACTGTAATAGAAGCAGGTAATTATGATACTTATGGATATAGTTTATCATTACAGAAACTAAAGAATACTATTAGTGAAGTATTTTGGAGTAAGACTGATAGTGGTACTATGGAAATAGTTATTCATGGCGGATTAGGTTTCTTAGAAGATTTTGATGACGCTATTAAAACAGATGGAGCAACTAATCTATTTTCAGAAGCTATTGGAGATCAAATGGTATCAGGTGGTACTCATTTAAGTTATGGTAAATACTTTACTCAATACAGACATATTAGCGGACATACTCTTACAGTTAAGAGAGATGTAATGTTTGATTTAGGTCCTTTAGCAGAACTAGATAAAAAGAATGGTAATATTCATCCTAGAACTGGTTATCCTATGAGTTCTCATACTGGAATATTCTTAGATTATTCTACTTATGAAGGTAAACGTAATATTGTAGTTAAAGAACAAAAAGGGCAACATGCTATATATAAAGTAGTTCCTGGAATGTCTCCTGTACCAGCATCATGGAGAGTAGCTGTACCTGATGGAGTAGCTGCAACAGATAAAGATGAAACTAGATATGAAGTTAAAGTATCGAGAGGTATCAATATCAAAGATGCTAACCATTGCTTCTTATTACAATCAAAGATAGCATAGTAATAATTATAGTTAATAGATCTATATAATATATAAAAGTATAACTTATAAATAAATTAGATTATGTCGAGTAAGAGAATAAATAAGAAAGTAACACTTAGACCTATACTGTCTAAATCAATGTACTTTAAAGCAAATGTAAAACATATAGCAGATGTAACTAGACGGATTGGACCGACTATATCTGCTGTAAATACAATGCTAACTAATACTATGGAGTTAGAAACACTTATGCCAACAATGCTAGGTGTTTCTATAAACTCTGTAGAGTGGTCAAAGAGAGTAAATACATATTGGAATAATATAAGTATAGTTGTACCAGAGGGAGGTAAAGAATTAGAAATAGGATTTACTTATAAGAGTGAAGAAGAAGCTGAAAAATATGATAATAAAGCTAGTAAGCTATATGCTACATTTGCTAAGAAGTATGAAGAAGATGAAAGTAGATTATCAGAATACTATAGTGAATATATAGATCAATTTCTAACACTAGAAAGTAGTAAATTTGGAACTATTAAAGATGGTAAAGTAATACCTAGTGGTAATGTACCTATTAATCCTACTCAATATCTATTATGGAGATATTGTTTAGTATATAGCAAAGTAGCTAACCTACAATCACTATCACAACTTAGCTCTAATATAACTATCTATATTGATGATTTAAGCGAATCTAAGCGTACTGCAAAAGCCAAATATGCTTTGACAACTAGAGTTAAAAAGTTAGTCATTGATAATATTGCAAATAAGACATTAAAGACTAATGTGCTGCATGTTATTAATGATGAAGCAGCTACATCTAAAGATGACATTGATATTGATATGGCATTTAATAACTTTTCAGAGAATGAACCTTTGAAGTTCATTAAGTTAATAGAAGATGATAACCTAACTACTAAAGCATTTATTGAAAGATGTATAACTAATGGTTTATTACGTAGAATTGATAATACTACCGTTATTGCTACAGAAGAAGATCATATAGGTAATGATATGGCTGATGCAGTAATATACATTAAAAATGATAAGAATAAGAAAGTTGTAGATAGACTTAAACATCAATTAAATAGTATAACTAAAGATATAAAGTAAGATGACACACAAGGAATGGCATGTAGGTTTTGACACTTTACTTAGGAGAGTAAACACTTCTAGGAAAGGATTTATAGTAGATGAAGTTAAAGATACAATTATAAATCATGCTATTCTTAACGTGGTAGGTTCACGTATATCCCGACAAGGAAATCGAAGGCAGGAAGGTATAGCAGATACTGTAAAGAGACTAGATGATATTAGGGAACTAATTGTTCCTAATTTAGTATTGGATTGTTATCCTACATTTATAAATCCTACAGAAGAAGCTAATGCTTTTCTACCTTACGATTACTGGCATATTGTTAGTAGTAGATCCAAACTAGAATATGATTGTGAAGGTGTAAGTTTACTAATAGGTAGTGATATATCTAATAAGTATATGATTGTACCATTTCCAGATGATATTGCACCAGCACCTAAATATGCAGCTTTAAGTTTTGAAATAAATGGAGTTGAAGTATTTGGAGCTACAGCTACAGCAGGTTATAATCTACCTGATATTATAGATACCGCAAGTAAGTTTATGGGTGTTAATGCTATATTGCAGACACTTAATAATTCTACTACTGGTTTAACAGGTGCTTCAATATATTGGGAAAGATATGGAGATATATTTGAATCAAATTCATTTATACTTATATTTAATGCGGCTAGTACAACTATAACTAGTGCGCAAGTTAAATATACACGTAGTAGTACTAGTGCATATCCGATAATAACTGATTTAGTTAGATATATATATACTACTGCATTTGGTACAACTATTGTAAAACCTAATAGATTAAAAGGTAATGAAGTTTTAGATGAAGCATTAGCTCACTATTTCGATAGGACTAAGTTTAGTTCTCCAATTACTAATATTACAGGTAATACAATTAGTGTATTTAATGATGCAACATTTAGAGTTCAAAGTATAATACTAACTTATGTAAAAAAGCCTATATTACTTAATGTACATATAGGTACTAGTCCTGAAATAACAAATGATGCTTTAATTAATGAGATACTAGAAGTTGCAGTTAATATAGCAAATGCTTATTTAGCATCAGGTAATCTTAATTTTAGCACAGCGATTAGTAATGAACCAATTAAATAATTAAATATTAATTAAAAGAATAATACAATGAGACAAATAATGGTTGTAAATCATGATACTTATAACGGAGCTAGTGGAACTAGTGTTACAGGTTTAGCAGATTTAGCAAGTTTAACAACAGGTGCTATTACAGCATTTAAAGACGATTTAACTTTATTAGATGGAGATGGTAGCGATACATTTGCAGGATCATCTTTCTTTAGGTTCTTTCTAAATAGGACTAATGGAGGTATGATGGATAGCCCACCTATTGATGTAGCAACTATGTCATATAGACTGTCGGATGGTGCAGCAGAAACACCTTTCATTAAATACTTAGGAGATGATGGTACTACTACTACTAATAGTGTAGATTTAGTATTAGGTACTCCTGTAGCAGGAGATGTACATATTATATTAGTTACTGATCCTAGTAAGAATTTTAAAGATCCGTTAGCTAAATTTAGTGTGGAATATGTAGTACTTGCTAGTGATACTACTAATGAGTTAGTATTAGCAGGTATTGTAGCAGCTTGGAATGCAAATACTAAAGCAGCAGCATTAGCTACAGCAGCAGTTGTTGGATCTACTACTGGATTAGGTATGCGTTTTACAGGAGTAGCAGGTAAACAAATGCACATTCAAACTAGTGGAGATCTATATCCGTTGGCAGCGGCTGTAGGTGTAACAGATACAGCTTATAAATACCCTGTTAATGGTATAGCTGAAATAATAGAACAAGAACGTCAATCATTTGCAGAACTTGGAGGTAGTGATAGTTACATTAATGTTCCTGGTTTAAGATCATTTAGAAGCAATGTTATAGCTGAAGAGGTATATAATGCTATAGTTATCAATTGGAGTAGAGGTGGTAATACACTTACATCTAAACATGAAGATAAACAAGAACTCGTTATATTCTGTGAAGATGCAGATGCAGTGGATGCTAGCATTATAGCAATACTTAACGATGTAATGACTACTAGACAGTAGATTAATAGTAAATAATGTTTTTCATAGTTTGGCTCACCTAGAAATAGGTGGGCTTTTAGTAGTAAAAGTAATATAATTTAAACATACAGATATGGCTTGGAATAATGATCAACAATTTAAACGATATAAAGCATTACTAGACAGATTACAAATTATAGTTGACGGAGGAGGCGGTACTAGTAGTAAACCATCTAGTGTATCAGCTGGAGGTAATGTGGGAGCATATAGTTCACCTTATGACTTTATAGCTACTTATGCTACTAGTACTACTATTGATTTAACTGAATTATCTATAGATGTTACAGATGATACTCAAATAGCATCAGTGTTAGTTGTACCGCTTATAGGAGAATCTGTTAAATATACTCAAGCTGTAGATGGTATTACATTTAGAATAACAGGAGGTACATTACGTATAGATGGAGCATCAGATCCATTTAATGTAGGAGATGCATATCAAGTGATTTTATTAGCACAAGATAAAGCATATGATGATAATATAAATTCTCTAATCACGTCAGATACTAACCCTGACTATAATCATAATACATCTGATGCACTTTTAGCAACTGACCAGGCTTTAACTACAACAGAAACTAATATAGGAGGAGTTATAGATGTTAGTTCTCATTCGTATTTAACTATCAGAATACAATGCAATGTTAATGATTCATTGAATGTAGATTTATCAGTTTATGATGTAGATGATGATGGTATAGAATACCCAATGAATAGTTTTACTACAGAAACTTTATGGACAACAGGAACTACTGATTTTAACAAATCTTACCTAATAGGAGTTCATGCTATTAACAATATTCAATTTAAAATCGTAGCAGGTACAGTAGGTGCAGAAGCAGGTACTATAACTGCTAAAGTATCTAAACAATATTAATATGGAAAATGGATTTCAACAAAGTATAAAAGATGCAGCATTTAAAGTAAATGTTGATGCAATGATTACGGGTGATACTATACAGCCTGATGGATCAAATGACAAAAACTTTTTTGATATATATCTTAATAGAGATATAACAAGAAACTTTAGAAATGGCGAAAAGCATAGATTCCAAGTTCGACAAGATGCGGTAGGAGGAAGAGCTATCTCTTGGGGAACTAAAGTAATAAATACAAGACTAACTTGTACCTTTAACAAAGGTATGGGAGATAGTTGTTTACTTTATATCATAGCAGGAGATTTTGATTGGTCTCAACTAAGTAAAGCAACAGGAAGACAATCTTTTATATCATTATCAAAATTTACGCAACCATCTCTAAATCTAGGTGGTATTAAAATATCAGATTTTGATGAAAGTGCAGGATATATTCAATTTGATCATCCATTTATAGATAGTGTAGTTGATGTAATAGGAGAAACAGGATGTATAGTAACATATGATAACAAGTTTTACTTTACAGCTAAAGGGCAAGACAATTGGATTGGACAACAACCCAATGAAGTAACACAGTTCTCTTTCTATACAACTACGAATGGAGCATCGGGAATACTAACTAAAGAGGGAGAATTATCTAATAGTCTGTACAGTAAAGCTAAAGC